GCAAATATTGCTAAGTTTAGTTCTGGTGAAGCTGAATGTTTGTCTTGTGTGCAGCAATTGAACCAGGGTATAAACATACCAAATCTTAAAAATGGTATCATTATGCATGCATACAGCAATGAAAGACAGAGCTCACAAAGAATAGGAAGACTTTTAAGGCTCAGCCCTAACGAAACATCAATAATACACATTCTTGTTTATGAGAATACCGTTGATGAAGACTGGGTATATGAGGCTTTGAAAGAACTTGATAACTCAAAAATATCTTACTATGAGTAATGCTGTTATTAAATTCAAACTAGATCCCTCAACCAATGGTTTAATTCCTGCATCTATTGCAGATGAAAAGCGTTTGACTCTTTTCAAAAAGCAATTACCAGCTGATAGTCTTGTTGATGCATACCTTACGTTAGAAATGCCTAGTGATAAAACTCTAGGACAATTAGCAAAAGTTCATGCATTGATTAAAGAGTTGGCAAATGGTACAGGTCATTCCATTAATGAAATCAAAACAGAAGTAAAAAGAAAAGCTGGTCTCTTTACAATTACAGAGACCAGCAGTTATGATTACAAAAGTTTTAGAGAATGCTCTAAAAGTGAATTATCCAAAGCTATTGAAACCTGTCTTGAGATAGGTCATATGCTTGGATATTACATGGATTAAGCTTCAGTAGTAGGATCAACTTCATCAGAAGGTAATTCTTCAGAAGGTTCTTCTTGAGATGGTGGAGCTGTAGTTTCTTCTTCAGCTAATTCTCCAGATTGTGAAGCGATTTGTCTAACAGCTTCTTCATAAGGAACTTTTTTGATAAATCCAGCTTCACGAGCTTTCTTCTCAAAGTCATTGCATAAAATCAAAAGTGTTTCATAATCATATACCCAAATGTCTTCAATTTTTTGAGACTGGATTTGATTGTGAGCACTTTCTATTTCTTCAGCGTGATCAGTGATCATGTTCTGTACAATAGTTCTGATTCTGTTATAGTAACCACTACTCATAGTGATATCTAACATGGTTTCTGCTGCAATGATTTCTACTTCTGTAGAACCAGTTGGCATTGTTGCTTCTGTATTGGTTTCTTCTGACATATTAAATGTTTTTATTTTTGTCAAATGTAGCAAGAAATTATGAAAAAACCACAAAAAATTGAAATGGATACTGAAGAAATCAGAAAAAAACTTATTGAACAGTTAAAACCCACTGGTTGGTATGAACTTTTGAGAGGTTTTTTGATGAATGATGAGTTTCTTGACATAGTCACTTACTTAAAAGATGAAGTTGAAGAAGGAAACAGATTCACTCCAACACTGAAACAAGTATTTAGACCATTTATTGAATGTACTTTACAAGATGCTAAGGTTATACTGATAGGAGATTCACCTTATCCACAACTTGGAGTTGCTGATGGGTTAGCGTTCAGTTGTAGGGATGGAGAAATCAGAGAGTCAGATCTTAGATACATCCAAGGAGCAATTTCTAAAACGGTCTATGACAATAAAGAAATTGAACCTGTAAAAGACTTAAAAAATTGGGCTGCTCAAGGAGTTTTGCTATTAAACTATGCATTTACAACAAAAATTGATAGGTATGGTAGTCATCACAAATTGTGGAACCCCTTTATGACATACCTTATTGACATGTTAAGTAACGGTGATTACATCAAGGTTGCTATGTTAATGGGTAGATCTGCACATGAAATGGAAGATTTGTTTAGTGAAAATGTAAAAGTTTTTACGTCATTACATCCATCATCTGCAGAATTTGCTGAGTTAAAACAATGGGATTGCAATGACATCTTTAACAAAGTAAACTCTGAACTAGAGTCAAAAAAGTTACTACAAATCAAGTGGTAAACTTGGAAAAACCAGTTAAAATGACTAAATTTGTAAACTCATGGAATCATTCTCAATAAGAAATAGTGAGCACTTTGGACAACCTCCAAAGCCTGCTGAAAAAGCCTTGGCTCCTGTCGCTGCAAAGCCTGTAGGACCACCAAAACTGTGGAAACGTTATAGTGATATTCTACTTGAGAGTGTAGAATATGCTGGAAAACGTCAACGTGGTGAAATCAAATCGTTAAAAACAACATGGAAAGGTTTCAACTCTATTGGGTTGAACGGTATAGAATGGCAGTCTCTTTATGTGATTGCTGCTAGACCAGGTGTTGGGAAAACATTAGTTGCTGCTACCTTAGCCAGAGGTATCCAAAAAATGAATCCTGATCAAGACTTTGCAGTGTTGCATTTTCAGTTTGAGATGTTAGGAAGAAACATGGGGATGCGTGAGCTATCTTCAGGTACAAATCTTAACATTAGGTATATTCAGTCATCTCAGGATGATGGTATGCCTGCTCTTTCTGAAGAAGATTTGAAAAAACTTGAGTCCTATGCATTAGCACAAGATTCAAGAAAAGAATATGTTGTTGACAGAGCGTTAACTGTGCCTCAGCTAAGGGATGCTATTTATGCATTCTATGCTGACGTAAAGAAACCTTTTGTCGTAACATTAGATCATGCTGGACTAGTTAAACAATCTGCTCAAGACACATCTAAGCAGCAAACATTGCAAAACTTATCCACTATGCTCACAGAAACCAAGAATGCTTTACCAGTTACATTCTTGATTCTTACACAATTAAACAGGGAAATTGACAACGCTGAACGTCAAAAACCTGGTAAACTGGAAAACTATCCTACAGAAGCTGATGTGTATGGTAGTGATTATTTACTTCAGTGTGCAGATGTTATGATAGCGTATAACAGACCTGCGAAATACAATTTATCCTTGTATGGACCTCAGCGATACATGATTTCACCTGCTGACAAGTACCTTTTAGCCATGCATGTTCTTAAGAACAGGTTTGGTGAGTTGAGTATCCAGTTTTATAAAGCTGATTACGCAACTATGAGTGTACAACAGGTGCATGAGCCAAGAATAGCTCCTACAAGGACATCATCGTAATTAACAATTAAATACAACAATTATGTCGACTACAACAGAAGTACCAAAAAAACACATTACACAATTGACTACTGAATCTAAACAATTCTGGCAACCTCTTTTTACACATATGGGCTTAGAGAAGTTCCAATTTGGTGCAAAAATTGGTTACATGGGAAGAGAGTTTGAAGAAGATGGTCTAGGGCGTGTAGAATGTGTCAGGTTCTTTAAAAATGAGTTAGACAATGGTGACTACTATTTTGAAATGTACACTTTTAGTGATACTTTTTATGTAGAAGGAACAAGAAGTCTATTCAGATTACGCCAAAACCCAAACTGGGAAGCAGAACCATTAAAATACAAGAAAGTTGAAAACCCTAAGTTTTTAACATACGCTGTAAAAATGACTGATTTTGAGTTAATTAATGAAACAAGTGTAAAAGCTTTGTTTCCTGAAATCGTTAAAAGTACTCCAATTTCAACACCAACAACCACTAAGATTTTTACATCAAGTGAAGCTGGTCCTGTTGAAGTTAAAGCAACTGCAACTCTTTTTGAAGCTGTTCAAGCTGAACAAGATGAAGTAGATGTCTTTACTTTTGAAGAAAAAGAAGATTCAAATTCGAATCAAATGACCATGCGTGACTACTACTGTATGTTACAAAATGTTCCTTTGTCAAACAAAAAATGGTTAAACACATTAATTAAAGAAGGACAAGCATGTCAGAAGAAGTAAAAAAACCAGAAGGAGGATTTGTTCTTCCTACTCAAGTAATTAAAGCGGCTTACAGAAGTCCTAAAAACATGATCATTTTCAGTAAACCAAAGGTTGGGAAAACTACTCTCTTATCTCAACTTGAAAACTGTCTGATCATAGATTTAGAAGGTGGTAGTGATTATGTTGATGCATTGAAAGTGAAAGCTAACAGTGTTGCAGATATCACACGTATTGGTAAAGCAATCCACGATGCTGGTAGACCTTACAAATATATCGCTTTAGATACAATCACAGCTTTAGAGGAAATGTGTGTCCCTTTTGCTGAAGAGTTGTACTCTAAATCTTCAATGGGTGCCAAATGGTTCACAGAAGGAAAGAAAAAATACGGTTCTATATTGAACTTAGCTAATGGTGCTGGCTACCCATGGTTGAGACAAGCTTTTGAAAAAGTTGTGGAATACGTTAAAACTTTTGCTGACCATGTTATCCTTGTAGGACACATCAAAGACACTTTATTAGAGAAAAATGGTGTAGAGTTCAATGCATTAGAACTTGACTTAACAGGTAAACTTAAACGTATCAGTACTTCAAAGTCTGATGCTATTGGTTACTTGTACAGAAAAGGTGACAAATGCATTATGAGTTTTAAAACTACTGATGAAGTTGGCTGTGGAGCAAGACCAGAACACCTAAGAAACCAAGAGATTGTAGTTTCTGAAGTAGGTGAAGATGGCAAAATTAAAGTTGACTGGACAAAAATCTTTGTTGACTGATCTTTAAAAAATATATATAAAAATTAACATTTTAAAAAAACAAAATTATGAGTACTTTTAGTTCAAACGATTTCAATCCAAATGCAGGTTCTTCAACTCCTAAAATCATGAACCCAGGAACACACAACTGTAAAATTACAGATATCAAATTTGACATTCCTCCTTACAATAAGGATGCGTATTCAATTGTGTTAACTCTTGAAGGTGAAGATCAAGGTGCTGAGTTCCAAGGGATTCAAATTGATAAAACAAATCCTACATTAGGAAACCACAAAGGACAAATTGCAAATGTGCGTTCAGGTCGTTACCCTTTCTCAACATATGAGTATGATGGAAAAGTTAATGAAAGAGATCCACAAATCTTCAGATGGATTAACAACCTTGCTAAACAAATGGGAGTGTTAGACAAAATGAACGCTGCCAATGTTAAAGGTGATACTATTGAAGAGTATGTTGAAAACGTGAAAAAATACCTTATCAATCCAGAATTATGGGGTATGTTTACAATTGCTGGTGCTGAGTATTACACTGAAGGATATGACAAACCAAATTACCGTTTGTTCTTTCCAAAAGTAGCAAACAGATTATTACCATTTTCAGCTCTTAAAAATGCTGAAGGGTCTTATGATGGTTTGTTAGCATTCAACAAAGCAGAACACATCATTGTTAAAGCTGAAGATGCTGCTCCAGTTGAGAATTTTGAACCTGCAACATCAGGTACAGACTTTGATTTTCCATCAAGTTCTGCTGATACAATCTCAGATTTGAATTTACCAATCTAAGATTTTTTTGATAATTTTGAAGGGTGTTATGTAAAAGTAGCACCCTTTTTTTTATTTTTGCATCCATGTTCTCAAGTAAAAATTTTATCAGTCGTATTCAAGACGTTCCAGCAAAATGGATTTTTGAAAAATACTTTGGCTTAACTGAACCTTTAAAAGGTCAGAAAGTAACACTAAATAGCATCTTCAACTCAGAAGATAAAACACCTTCAATGGTTTTATATTTCAACACTGATCATCAAGAGTATAGGTTTAAAGACTTTTCATCTGGTGAGTATGGACAAGCTATAAATGCTGTAACTCATATGTGGAATACAAATTATGGTGCGGCATGTACAAGAGTTGTTAAAGATTATGAATCATATCTTAAAGATGGCAATGTCCATATAGAACCTTTCAAAGTTGCAAGAAACTTAGCTAAACACGTTGCTAAATGGAGAGTTGTCAATATCAAGTACAGACCTTTTAACACAAGAGATGTAGAATATTGGACAGCTTTTAACATTGGTAGTGTTTTGTTAAATACTTATGAAGTTAAGCCTATTGAATGTTACACAATGGAACAGGTTTTAGATGACAAAGTGATTAACAGTTTTGAATCAAAAGGATTAAATCAGTATGGTTATCACTCTAAAGGTGAGTTGTACAAGATATATCATCCTAAGAATAAAGAACGTAAATTTATAAAAGTGAAAGATCATATCCAAGGTTCTGACAAGATTACACGTCAACCAACACTTATAATTGCGTCATCCTTAAAGGATTGCATGTCTATAAAGTCATTAGGACTGAGAGTTGATGTGATTGCACCAGACAGTGAGAATACACTTCTTACTGAAGAACAGATGAAAGTTCTCAAAAAATCATACAAAAACATCATTACTCTTTTAGATAGTGATGAAGCAGGCATTAACGCCATGCAAAAGTACAAAGAGAAATATGATATTCCTTTTGTATATCTTCCTTTAGAGAAAGACATTAGTGACATTGTTAAGTTTCATGGTAAGGATAGAGCTATAGTTGAGCTTGTTCCAAAAATAAACAGAATACTTGACGCAGCACTTGTGAAATAAATTGTACATTTGCAAAAACCAAAAAGTTATGCAAAAAGTACACTGGCTTCACAAGAAAAAGAAAATATCAGAAATTTCACAAATACCTAACAATTTAGAAGTTATTGGGTTTGTTTACAAAATAACAAACAAGATAACAGGTAAGTTTTATATTGGAAAAAAGAACTTACATTCTAAAAGAAAGGTGAGAATATCTGATAAAGAAAAGAAGGTAACGGGTTCAAGAAAAGTTTTCAAACAAGTAGTTAAAGAGTCTGATTGGTTATCATACCATGGTTCATGCAAAGAACTAAAAGATGATGTCCTAAGAATGGGTGCTGATAATTTTGAAAGAGAAATTCTTGAGTTTTGCTGTACAAGCAAATATTTAAGTTACTCTGAAATATCATACCAAATCAAACTTGATGTATTAACATCAAACAGCTACAATGGAAACATACTTGGCAGGTATTACCTGAGAGATATGGACAATTGTAAATCGTAAAAAATGGCATACAAAACACCAGAAGTAATTCCTATGATTGAAAGAATGAGAAGAGAAGATGAATTCTTTTCTAAACATTTTATGATGTCATATTCAGGATTAAGTAAATTGCAGTTCAGTCCAGCGTTGTTTTACAACCATTATGTGATGAATGTGAGAGAGGACGTTGATGATAAATACATGTTGGAAGGGAAACTTATCCACTGTTTATTATTAAACCCAGAAGAATTTGACAAAGAGTTTGTTTTAAATGTAACAGACACTCCAAGTGACAACCCAAGATTATTATTAAGAACATTGTTCAACCATTATAAAGAGTTAAAAGCAAATGATGCAGATGAAGAAAGAGAAACTCTTACTGATTTTGCTCCTGCTATAATTGATATTTTGAAAGATATGAATCTTTACCAGTCACTTAAAACTGATGCTCAAAGAGTTGATAAGATTGTAAATGAAAAGCATGAAAACTATTTTGAGTATTTAAAAAAAGCAGAAGGTAGATCAGTTATTGATCAAAATGTTTATGATTTTGCATATGACACTGTTGAAAGAATCAAAAGTAACGCCAAAGTGATGGAAATCATGGGTTACTTTGGAGATAGCTTTAATGGTATCACACAGCAAAACGAGATTGAACTTGTTAGTTTTCCAGAAGGTTTTACTTTTGGACTAAGAGGTTTTATAGACAATTTGGTTTTTGATCCTACTGAAAAAGAAATCAGAGTTAATGACTTAAAGAAAACAAGTAAAACTATAAAGGAGTTTCCAGATAGTATTGAGTATTATAAATACTGGATGCAAGCTTCAATATATAAAAAACTTGTAGAAAGTACTTATCTTTCTTTACCAGAATACAAAGACTGGAAAATAACAGTAAGATTTATTGTTGTTGATCCTTATGGTCAAATTGGTCCTGTAAAGATTACTGATGAAACTATGCAACAATGGGAAGATAAAACTAACCAGACTTTGCAAGAGGCACAGGATCATTTTGAAGCAAGAGATTTTTCAATGCCTCATGAATTTTTACTCAATCAAGAACTATTCTTATGATGAATGAAATATACAGAAAGTACTTTCAAAAGTCTACTGCATTCTTGTATCCTATATTAGGGTTTAACAAGAACCGTCATCCTTTACCAAAAAGGACTTATGTCACATGGGCTGATACTATAAAGGTTGAAGACAAAAAACTCATTTGTGTGTTTGTCAAAAAAGATACAGAAGCATGGAAGCAATTTGAAGAAAAGTTTTTACTAACTCACTCATTGCTTGACAGTTGTATGGAACTTGATGACAATCATATTGCTTATGTTTTTGATTTTAATACTCATGAAGCAGATTTTCAAAACTTTATAGATGGAAAGTATTCACAACTTAGCAATAATGTTAAGAAAACCCTTGGTGATTATTATGGAATACACACACCAGAATGGGTACACTTGGAGTCTTATATACACCCATCTAAATATTTTGAACAGTATGCTACAATTCTTGAGGTAGACGTAAAACTGTTAAAAGATGTTGGAGAACTTTGCGAAAAGTTTAATCCAGAAGAGGAGAGCTGCCCTTATGTAGTTCAAAATGCGTAATTTTTAAACCAACATAAATGAAACAAATGAACATGATGGTCTACAGTGCTGCATGGCACGGTCAACCAAGTTTCAGAATGCTTCCTATTGATAAGGATTCTCCTTTCAATGAGGCATTGTACAACCCAATTGAAAAAGTTCTTGCTATTATTAGTAAAGATCAAAAAGACAAACCTCAGTTATTGCCAAAGCTAAATGAAAAAGGAGAATTGATAGCTAACAAAGCTGGATCAAAGTCACCTTGGCAAGAAGAGCGTAGAATGATGCCTGCTTACTATGAATACTATTTAGAAACAATAGAAGACATAGAAAACTTTGTTAAACATTTTGCATATAATCCAGAGCATACTGCTTTAAGAGTTATCTCAAATATTGATGACGCTCTTCCTTTAGAAACTGAAGAAAACTAAATTATTATGGCTAGAGGGCGTAAGATGTGGGTGATGGATTATGAGACCATAAGCAATTGCTTTATAGGTGTCTTTGAGTCCTATAACACAAATGAAAGACATACCTTTGTTGTTAATAGAGAACGCAATGATATTGTCAAATTTATAGATTTTCTTATTGAGAATCAAGATAACAAAGATTGGCATTTAGGTTTTAACAACATTGGGTTTGACTCTCAAATCACAGAATACATCTTAGATGTTAAAGCAGAACTTACATTTGCAACTGCAGATGAAGTTACTGCTATGATCTACGCATATACTCAACAAGTCATTGATAAAACTAGAAGAAATGAGTTTCTTGATTATCCTGAGTTTAGATTAACTATTCCAGTGGTTGACATTTACAAGTTAAATCACTGGGATAGTAA